TTGCTGGTTCTCCCGGCGCAGGATGGTCAAGTCAGTCTAGCTCTCTTAGCTCAGTAGGTACGACTGGATCGGGTAGCGCAAGCAACATATCATTGGGCTATACCGCTTACCAGGCATCATCTATTGCCGCCAGCAGTACAGTTAATGGAAACTGCGCTCCTTCTGGCGTTAGCTATGCTACAGTCGGACTTCTTTTCTCGTCGCCAGTCTCTTCCGGAACTACGTATTCTGTAGCCGGTAATGCTGATGCTGATACCCTAGATGCTTCCGGTAGCGTATCAATAGTAACCCCAGTTACATATTCGGTAGCTGGTTCCTCGTCATCGACATCAACAGCCAGTGGTGCCATCGGCCAGGCTATAGCGCTATCCGGTTCTGCGTCCTCGGTATCTGGTGCTTCCGGTGCTGTTTCTAATGTACTTGCAATTTCCGGTTCATCTTCGACTACTCCATCTGCCAATGGAGTGGTAGTTCAGAGGATGATCCTATCCGGGTCTGCTTCATCCCCATCTAGCGCGAGCGGTGCTATTACTGCTAATGCGGTCCTCTCGGGAACGTCATTCGCGTCTAGTAGCGCTACTGGTGCTGTTACCGCCACTTATGTAATTTCAGGAACGTCAGTCACAGCCAGTAACGGTAACGGTTCAATAGTTTCCTTGATGGCATTGTCTGGGTCGAGTACGTCGGCTTCCAGTGCTAATGGCACAATAGGTTCTGTATCGCCAATTAGCGGCATAGCCTCAAACACTTCATCAGCGACCGGCGCTATCGTTCAGGTAATGTCGGTCAACGGGGCCGCGTCAACGTTGTCTTCTGGGGCGGGCACGCTGGCGTTGGTCGGCGCGGTGGCGGGGAGTTCTGTCACAGTTAGCGCGGCGGCAGGTTCCGTCGCGTTGTTCTCTCCGTTGGCGGGACAATCCGCCACCGCGTCTTCGGCCGCAGGCGTGCTAGGGCTCACTGGGGTCCTAACGGGTAGCTCTAGCACATTGGTCACCGCGTCGGGCTCTCTCACGAGAGTGACGCCAGTTGCAGGGTCCTCCGCCACTAGCAGCTCGGCGAACGGCGCGGTGACCATCCAGGTCGGCGCCCAGACCTATCCAGTTGCCGGTGCTGCCTCGGCTCTCTCTACCGCGACCGGCGCGGTAGTGGCTACCCTGGCTCTGGCTGGGTCTGCGGCGTCGACCTCTAGTGCTAACGGCACGTTTGGTCTCATCGGCGTTCTCGCTGGTTCCTCGAATACCAGTTCGAGTTCGGCCGGTAACATTGTCGCTATCATGAGTGTAAGTGGCTCGTCGGCTACGGCGTCGGGCGCTTCCGGATTGATAGGTTTGACAGGGCTCGTCTCGGGTAGTAGCTCGGCTGCGTCCACCGCGTCTGGGTCTCTTAGCAGAGTCGTCCCAGTCTCCGGTCTAGCCCCAGCCGTTAGCTCTGCTACCGGCGCGGTGGACGTCCACGTCGGGGCTGTTACCTACCCGCTGGCCGGAGACTCGGCCACCTCAAGCACCGCGACCGGAACCGTGTCCGTGCTCGCGGGACTGTCAGGTACATCTACGAGCGTCTCCAGTGCGGCCGGAGCGCTCAGCCTTCTGGGTTACCTGGCAGGCAGTGCGGCCTCGGCCAGCGGTGCAACGGGCTCCATCGTACTGGCCGGGGCCGTATCTGGCACATCGGCGACGACGAGCAAGGGGGACGGCTGGCTTGCCGGAGGGCCAGTCTCTGGTGTAGCTGTCGCATCTTCCCTGGCGACAGGTGCAATTAGCCAGACGCTGGCCATTTCCGGTGCGAGCGCCACGCAGAGCCAGGGCTCGGGTAGCCTGGCTATTGTAACGAAGCCGCCTCTGGTCATAGCCGGGGTATCGGCCACGGTGACGACGGCTAGCGGCGCGGTCGTATCCGTTATGGCGCTAGCCGGTAATGCCACGGCCGTGTCGTCGGCGTTCGGCGTTCTATCTACTGAGGGAGCGCTTAACGGAGTCTCGCGCACATTCTCGGTAGGCTTGGGGACTGTGGTCCTGGTCGGGCTAGTCGCCGGGAGCGCGGAGACGGAGAGCGATGCTAACGGCACCATATCTGCGGTACTAGGGCTGTCCGGCGAGTCGTCAGCACAGAGCGGCGCGGACGCCTGGATCGGGTTGCCGTTTGTCGCGGGCGCGCTCCCTGATGAGGTGACCGCGGTCGTCTGGGTCAGCAGCGCTCTCGGCGCGGTTGTCGCGACAAACTCTTTGTCCGCCGCTGTGTCTGTGTCCACGATTCCTGCGGATGTAGAGGTCGAGTGTACTCCTGCTACGATTAAAACGAATAAAATCAATGCCGAGGTGACATTATGGACATGGAAGCCTTGTTCTTTACCCAGGGCGACGACATTGTCGTTACCGCGCGGTTCCCTGACATACCAGACGGGAACGGCATGACGGCGACGTTCTACATCAAGCCTGATAAGACGACGCCGGATATGGACCCGTCTGTGCTCACGTACGATAGCGATGTCGTAGTTGATCCCGATAACACGGGCGCTACGCTAGCCAAGTTCAGCATACCGTCGGAGGACACCCAGCTGACCGGAGCCTTCTGGTGGAAGGTCCGGGTGTTCGATCCGTTCAGCAATGTCAGGACAGCAAATCAAGGAACACTACTGGTGGAGGCGGCGTAATGGTAGCAGGCAGGGAGGCAACTCCCAGCGATGTCGAGAGCACAGAGCGCTTGATGCGCTACTGGACGACCGGACCCGGCGCGGCCAAGCTGCAATGGGGCGTACCTGGCGACTATGACAAGTGCCTAGTCGAGCTAGGCAAGTACGTTTCGGACCCGCACGAGCTACACGGGCTCTGTGCAAATCTACACCACCGGGCGACCGGCGGCTGGCCCGGTCATGCACCGGGCGAGGAAGCGTCCCAGGCGGCTTCAAAGAAGGGAAGATAGGGCGTATTCCCAGCGTATAGGCTGGGTCTTTACGTCCCGGCCCGACTCAGCTATAATCGACGCGAGCTAGGAAGATGGAATGAGCGAATCTGCTTTTGAACCTGTTGGCGATGTGGGAGACACCGCCCCAGACGCTGACGCACCTGATGAAGGCGCGGAGGATGCGGAAGCTCAGGAGTTGCTCGACGGCATGCAGGAAGGTGCCGACGAGGATGACAGTCCTGAGAAGCTCCGCGAGCAAGTAGCGCACTGGAAGCGTATGTCGAGGCAGCACGAACGTACTGCCACCAAGAACTCGGCCGCTGCTGCCAAGCTGGCGGAAATCGAGAATGCCAACAAGTCCGATCTGGAGAAGGCCAACGAGGCTCTAGCCGCTGCTCAACGGGAGAGAGATTCCCTGGTGACGGAGCGGCAGAGGATGCTCGCGGCTGCGGCTCATGACCTGCCGCCGGACCTGATTGAGTACCTTGGCGATGGGACCGCTGAGGAGATCAGCGAAAGGGCAGAACAACTGGCAGGAATCATTAACATCACTGCAAAGAAGCTGGCTGCAGAAATGGCGCCACAGCCCACCAACGGAGCAAGGCCGACTAGCGGCCGACGCCCCGTTGATGCGCTTAGGCCGGGGGCGGCTCCAGCGGACAACAGGGTGTTGACTCCTGACCAGGCGTTTCGGCAGCTCTTGACCGGAGATTCGGACTAGTAGCGCAAGCCGTAACATCGCTGCACTATTTGCGGTAACAGTACCGCGCTTGCGCGGAAAGAGCAGTCAATGCCCACGTACAATACGCATATCGCGCGTAATGCGTCGGGCTCAGACCCGCTCGTTCCTGAGCCTCTGGCGACCTCGATCATCCAGGAGGCGCCAACTCAGAGCGCGGCACTGAGCCTGATGAACCGCACGACTATGTCGACCAAGACCCAGCGCCAGCCTGTCCTCGATGTGCTCCCTGTCGCGTACTGGGTCGGCGGCGACACCGGCATGAAGCAGACGACCCTGGAACAGTGGAAGAACGTGGTCCTGGTCGTCGAGGAACTGGCCGTCATCGTACCGATCCCTGAGGCGTACCTGGACGACGCCGACGTGCCTATCTGGGGCCAGGTCCAGCCGCGCATCGTGGAAGCTGTCGGCCAGATGATCGACCTCGCCGTGCTCTGGGGCGTCAACAAGCCAACCACCTGGGGTGAGTCGGTCTTTGTCGGCGCGACCAAGAGCGGCAACGTCATTGTCGAGGGAGCGAACGCTTCAACCGACCTCGGCCAGGACGTGTCGAACCTCGGCTTCATGATGGCCCAGACCGGCTACGCGGTCAAGGGCTTCGCGGCCCAGCCGGGTATCAACTGGCGTCTCGTCGGCATGCGTTCCGCGCAGGGCCAGCCGATCTACCAGCCCAACATGCAGGGGACGCCGGGCGGTACGCTCTATGGCTACCCCATGCAGGAGATCGACAACGGCTCCTGGAACGCCACCAACACCGGCGCCACGCTCCTGGCCGGCGACTTCTCCAAGGCCATGATCGCCATCCGCAAGGACATCAGCTTCAAGATGTTCACCGAGGGCGTCATTTCCGACGACTCCGGCAAGGTCATCCTGAACCTCATGCAGCAGGACACCGTCGCCATGCGTATGACGATGCGGCTCGCGTACGCGACCGTCAACCCGGTCACGATCATGAAGGCTGGAGTCGGTATCACGGAGCGCTGGCCGTTCGCCGCGCTCCTGCCCAAGGGCGTCACCCCGCCCGCAACCGGCGCGATCGATGTCAAGCAGGGCATCCCGTACCCGTTCCCCGGCACGTACATGGCAGAGGGCGAGTCCACCGGGCCTGTTGTCGAGAACGAGGAAGTCACGCCGGCCATGGAGGCCCAGCAGGACGGGGCCGAGGACGTTCGTGCCCTTGCAAGCGGCAAGGAGCCGACATCTCCGCGTAGCCGTGGCCAGCGTTCGCGCGAGCGCGAGGGTGCCCAGCTTCCATCCCAGGCCAACCAGCGAGGCCAGGGCCAGGAACGACGCAACCGCGACCAATAGGACGGTGTAGGGGATGGCCCGGGCATTGGCACGTACCACAAGCGTGATCCTGGCGACAGGGTTCTGGCAAACGCAGTCAGGACCCGTTACGACCGCGCCCGGTAACGGGAAGTACAACGCCGATAACTGGGCCTCCCCTACCATGATCGCCATATCCGCCGTTGATGATGACGGATATAACCGTCATGACGGTCTATTGACTCTAGTCCCGGGCGATCAGATAACTGAGCTTGGCACTAATGATAGCCAGAACTATCAGTCGTGGACCGTAACATCGATCGTGGATCAAGGTACATGGTTCCAGATCGGCGTTCAGGTGATCGGGGCCGGTACTGCCTTTGTGACGCCCGGCATGAACCAAAGCCGGATACTCCAGGCGCTCCAAGTCAAGGTCCAGGAGGAACTGCCGCCAGGTAGCCCGACCTCTGGTGGGCTTCCCAACATAGCTACGCCCGATGACATAGTGTCCAGGCTAGGCCGGAACCTGAACCAGACAGAGGCCGCTCGCGTCGATGCAATGCTGGCAGACGGTAGCGCTATCATAAGACGGCACGCGCGGAACACGTTCACGTATGTAGCGTACGACTCGATCACTTTGGTGGCAGATAACGGTATTATCGTGCTACCGGGTCGGCCGATCGAGTCTGTTGATGAGGTCACGTGGGTGCCCGGAGCGCCGGGTATCCCAGAGATGCCGGTGTACTGGTTCATCTTTGACGGGGTCGATACCGTTACGATTCCAGACCCGCGCGCTTCGGGTATCATCAATCTACCTGAGGCGTGGTACGATACAGGATGGTATAGCGACTCGTTCCGCATCGTGTTCTCGCACGGTTATGTCCAGGTACCAGCAGATATCAAGGGCCTGCTTTGTTCTGCGATCATCTCGGAGCTATCCACTCCGACCCTATCGGCTACAGTACAGAGCGAGGCTATCGGCGCTTACAGCTACAGCATGAGGAGGCGGGACACTGGCGGCGGTATGTTCGCCGCGCTCAAGGACTTTGGCATGATCGAGCTTCTGGCAGAGTACCGCAGGAAATTCGGCACGTTGGCGGTGAAGGCCATATGACTCATCCACTATTGGCGAACGGCGTCATGGTCACCGTCAGGAACAGGTACTTGAGCGGGACCGATGACTACGGCAATGACACTTATCATTTTATAGAGCAGACTGTGGGGCCGTGCGCAGTACAGCAGGCGTCGAGTCGTGAGGCTCTTACCTATACCGATCAGGTTGCTACCGTAATTATAGTGTTCATGCCGTATGGTACCAAGATTGGATACCTAGACTCGTTCGTGCTCAATGGGGTGGAGTACGAGGTGCGGGAAGACCCAGAGGTTTGGCAGTCGCCGTTCTCTGGGCATACCTCGCCTATCCAGGTTCAGGGCGAGATAGTGAAGGGAGCGTCACCGTGAGCTACGAGCCAGACCACGCCGGTATGCTCTTGTTCCTGAACTCCCAGGGCATGCTCAACCTAGTGGAGAACGTAGCCGAGCGAATCATGCACCGGGCTATGGCTACCGCTCCCATTGGCGACCCGATCGTGGATGAGCATCCGGGCCGGTATGCCGCCTCGTTCCATATGGAGTCTCACAGGTTCGGTGGAGCTACCCGCGACCGCGCGGAGGCTACCGTCACTAACAGCTCGCCAGAGGCGTGGTACGTGGAGTACGGCCACCGTGGCAAGGAACCGTACCACACGCTCCTACGAGCTGCTGTTGAGGAGAGGTTGTGATGTCCACCATGCTCCCAGTCACGCCTCTGCCGGATGTAGAGTCCGCGCTCTTGCTAGCGCTGGTACCGTTGGAGCCTGATATCCGGTTCGTGACGGTGATGCCAGCCGGCGACCTCCCTAGGATGACCGCGCGGATCAGGCGGGTAAGCGGGACGCCGGGAAGGCATCTCTGGATTGACCATCCAGTCGTAGACATTGATGTATGGGGCCAAACTGATAAGGGTTTCAAGGCCGCAGATGTATCACAAGCCGCGCGTAACATTCAGGCTGACATGATGTCACTGATGAGCGCCGTAGTATTGAATGGAGTTATACAGCACGTCACTGTCATTAGCGGACCAAAGGCTATATCGGAGGTCAATCAAAAGCTCGTGCGTTACAACGCTACCTATCTGGTACGAATCCACCCATAGGAGAATGGAATGTCAGAGGAAGTTCAGTCCAGGACCCAAGGCGCGGCCGAAGCACGAAACCCTCAGGTCATGGCAGACAACCCGCAGCTGTTTGGTCTTACGCCGCCAGCTACCGGCCCCTACAAGGACAATCAGCTTCTGTACGCAGCTGGCGACGTGGTCGCTTGGGTCGGTCTTCCCAACGTCGGCCCGCCCGTGGGCTTCGAGGATCCCAGCACCCTGGCGCCAGCTACGTACAAGTGCCTCGGCTGGGTCGACGTGGCCGGCTACATCTTCAAGCTCGACGAGACCACCAAGGACGTACCGGCGGCGGGCGTGCTGACGCCGATCCGTACGCTCATCACCGGCGGCACCAAGAGCGTCCAGGCCACCTTCCTGGAGGGCATGAACCCGTACGTCCTCTCGCTTTATGATGACGTACCGATCTTCCCGGTGGCCAGCTCGCCACTCAAGGCCACGACGACGGCGGCCAGCTCCCTGCCGGCCAACTCGGCGGTCTACACGATCCCCGACCCGCCAGTCGACAACCGATACGGCGTCATCTTCGACAGCATCGACGGCGCGAAGCAAGAGCGTCTCTATGCGCCGTTCGCCAAGGTGACCGCGCGGGGCAACCGCCAGGCTCAGCAGGGCGACATCATCACGACCGACTTGACGTTCACGTTCTACCCTGGCACGATCGGCGCCAACACCGCGGCCGTCGCGCAGAGGGCCGTGAACTACGGCAAGGCCATGACAACCTATTTCACGTGAGGCGGCAGTCATGTCTGAAGCACGCGAAGACGTCAATGACAACGTGGTCCCGATCGAGGACGACGAGGACGACGAGGTTGTGGACCTTGACCTCGACGAGCTTGATGACCAGCTCCGCAAGGAAGCTCTCGGTCAGGCTACTAC